TGTTCAGTGCAAACCAAAGTGCCGCGTGCCGATCAGCTCAATGAATCGGATTTCAATTTCATCACTCGCCTGGCCAAGCAGTACGACTGTACGGCCAAGGTCGCCGACGGCAGGCTGCTGGTGATGTCACGTCAGGGCGGGCAAAGCGCCTCGGGCAAATCCTTCGGTGTGGTGCTGATCCAACGGCGCGACGTCAGTCGCTTTCAATTTCGTCTTGGTGATCGCAACACACACAAGGCGGTATCGACCAAGCACCAAGACAAAAAAACCGGAAAGCTCGCGGTGGTCACCTTGGACAACGACGAATCGCCTGACGGCTTGCCGCCGGTGCACAGCGACCGCCACATCTACCCGAACAAATCTGCGGCCGAAGCCGCCGCCAAGGCTCGACTCACCGCCTTCAACCGCTCCACCGCCGGCGTCCGGCTGGAGATGGCAGGGCGCACTGACCTATTCGCCGAGCGCTCGATCAATGCCCAGGGTTTCAAGGTCGGTCTCGATGGCGAGTACTTGGTCGACTCGGTGGAGCAAGTGTTCACCCAGGCCGGCTGGAGCACGACAGTCGAGTGCAATGGCGGCAAGAAGGGTAAAGCCAAAGCCAAGGGCAAGAAGAAAAAAGCGGCGAAGGATCTGAAGGTCGTTCAGCTCAAGCAATAGCGCCGCATTCTCACAACTCAAGGAGACATCGATGTCACTGACCGAACAGCAACTGCAATCCATCATGCCCAACGCCCGCCGCCAAGCGGGCGTTTTTGTATCTGCTCTCAACGCAGCCATGGCGCATCGGCAGATCAACACACCAAAACGCCAAGCCGCGTTCCTGGCCCAAGTCGGTCACGAGTCGGGTCAGTTGCAGTACGTCCGGGAACTGGGTGGCGATCAGTACCTGAGCAAATACGACACCGGCAACCTGGCTGCAAAACTGGGCAACACCCCGGCGGCGGACGGTGATGGCCAGCGTTATCGCGGTCGGGGTCTGATCCAGGTCACCGGCCACGACAATTACCTGCGCTGCAGCCTGGCGCTGTTCGGTGACGAGCGATTGCTGCGCACACCTGAGCTGCTGGAACTCCCGCAGTGGGCTGCCGAGTCGGCTGCGTGGTTCTGGTCCGTGAATGGGCTGAACGCGCTGGCCGATCAGAACGAATTCAACACGATCACCCGCAGGATCAACGGCGGTCTCAACGGCCTGCAGGATCGGCTGGAGCTGTGGGGGCGGGCGAGGGCGGTGTTATGCGTCTCGGCGAACTGATCCCTGCACCGTATCGGTTAGTGGCCAAGGGCTTGACGCTGGTCGTCATGGCCGGTGGTTCTGTGGCCATTACTTGGCAAGTACAGGATTGGCGCTACGGCAAACAGCTCGCCGAGCAGGAGCGCCTCCATACCGAAACCCTCAATCAACTGGCCCTAGCTTCCGTCGCACAGCAGCGTGCCGAACAAGACAGGCGCCTCGCGCTCGAACAGCGTCTGGCTACCAGCGAGCAAACCCATTACCGAGCCTTGAACGATGTCCAACGTGATCAAAGTCGCCTGCGCGACCGCCTTGCCACTGCTGATCTGCGCCTGTCAGTCCTACTCGACGCCACCAGCGGCGCCGGCAACGGATCGGTGTCAGGCGCCACCGCCACCGGCGGCGTGGTTCATGGCCCCACAAGAGCCGAACTTGACCCAGCGCATGCTCAACGAATTATCGGCGTCACCGATGACGGAGACCGGGGGCTGATTGCCCTCGCGGCCTGTCAGGCATACGCCAAAGAAGTCTCAACACCGAAGTGAAAAAGAGCGGTCGATCCGGATGCGTCAACATCCGGATCGACCGCCGTCCCTGCAGATGATCCCTGCAAGTCCAGCCAAGGCTCTTGCTCCGTGCACAAAGCGCGGCGAGCCTAGCACCTGTTTATCCATACAGTAAAGGTCTTGCTTTCATGTCTACACCCATCATCCCTTGGATGGGCGGCAAACGCCGCCTTGCCGACCGCCTACTTCCGCTTTTTCCGCCCCACGAATGCTATGTTGAAGTTTTTGCCGGCGGCGCCGCGCTCTACTTCATGAAGCCCCAGCCATCTCCAGTAGAAGTCCTCAACGACATCAATGGCGACCTGGTCACGCTTTACCGCGTCGTGCAGAACCACCTCGAAGAGTTCGTGCGCCAGTTCAAATGGGCGCTCAGCTCGCGACAGGTGTTCGAATGGCAGAAAATGACCCGCCCCGAAACCCTCACCGACATCCAGCGCGCCGCCCGATTCTTCTACCTGCAGCACCATGCCTTCGCCGGCAAGGTCTCGGGGCAGACGTTCGGCACGGCGACCACCGCACCGGCCATCAACCTGCTACGCATCGAGGAAAACCTCTCGGCCGCGTGGCAGCGTCTGTCCGGCACCTACGTCGAAAACCTCCCCTGGCTTGAGTGCGCGGAACGCTACGACCGTGCCCACACCTTCCACTACATGGACCCGCCTTACTGGCAGACCGCCGGTTACGATGTCGACTTTCCGTTCGAGAACTACGAGCGGATGGCCGACTTCATGCGCCGCTGTAAAGGCAAGGTGATGGTCAGCATCAACGATCATTCGGACATCCGCCGAGTGTTCGAAGGCTTCCACTTCGAGACACTCGACATCCGTTACTCCAATACCAACCAGCGGCAAAGCAAAGCCAAGGTGAGCGGCGAGCTGGTGATCATGAATTGGGCGCCAGAGTCGCTGGGAGGATTGTTTTAACTATCACCATGGAATTTTCTTAACGAGAAGCTGAAGCAGTCGAACTAACTCAATTGCGAAAATTAGGCACAGCCGCGCATAGCAAATGTATTTCATTGGCTTCTCGTAAGGTAAGTAAGTTCGCGACGCTGGGAAGCGACGTTTGATTTTTTAGCGGTAATTTGCTTGGGTGACACCTTAGTTTTAATCGTGGCGTCTCGTCAAGTCTCAACTCGGTAAGCGGGCCTTGTAACGTGTTATAGGGCAATGGGTGTATAGGAAAGCCTTGTCCTAGGGCTATGGATGTATAGGAGGGCTTTGTCTTCGCGCTGATTCTGGCGATTTGCAAATCTCAATATTCAAAGGATATCTGAAGGATGTCAATGTGATGGTTAATTGACGAATTAACGAATTGACGAATTGACGAATTAAGGAAACAAAGAAACAAAGAAACAAAGAAACAAAGAAACAAAGAAATAAAGAAATAAAGAAATAAAGAAACAAAGAAATAAAGAAACAAAGAAACAAAGCATTTAAGTCGGCAGAAGCAAAATCTTCTCTTGGGTTCTAGTCGCCTTTAGGCATTAGCAGGTCCTCTCTTGATTGCGCACATTGCCGATGGCTCGGTCGACCTTGAAGCGTTTGAAGGCCTCTGTGGATTCGCCTTTTCTTAACACCATCAGCTCGACGCGGTCCTTGGACGTAGCCGGGTCTAACCATTCCCGAGCCAATTCTGGCGAAGTGTCACGGGGCGTCGGTCGTGGATATCCACCATGCCACCAGCACTGTCAGCGGTGATCATCACAAAGCTGTCGTGTTCGCCAAGTGGATGCTCTGCATTGGGATAATGCCCAATCGCGGCGCAAAGGATAGACGTCCTGTCTCGTCGACGAATCAAGTAGGGCTGGTGCTAGGAGCCGCGTTGTAGCGCTCGAAGAGTTGGTCGCCGGTGTGATTGACCAGCGCGTTGGGCATGCTCAACGCTGATACAAAGTCGTGAATGCCGTCGTACTGAGAAAGTCGCCCACACATATCGCCCGCCCACCTTGACCGGCCGACTCCAAGCCCGGCTGACACGGCTGGTTTCCAGAAAATGGCCGCTGAAGCCAATTTTGCTTTCTACGGAGCTAAAGCATATAACTCTCTTAAGGTGGCACCGGATGCCATAACCATTAAAAGTTAAGGGCGATTACATGCAGTTCAATAATGCTGACATTGAAGGGTTGGTTAGCAGGACTCTAATAATAGAATGCTTTGAAATCGAATTAACTGAGAATGATGATAATTCTCCGATATCCTTCAGCGGCCCAGGCAGCATCACGATAGAGCCTGATGGCAAGCTTTCGCTTAAGATGTATGACTCAACAAAAAAAAGTTCAATGAGTCAGATGATGCGTATCGCCTTTCACCAAGGCGCCGGCGTTGTTGCCGAATCAGAATATTTCTCTTTAAAAGCGAAAGACTTTCATGGCAATACTTGGCATGCTCCGCGAAGCTATATAAATGACGGATTACAATTGACGCCTCACGGAGCAATTGTTGAGTTCCATATTCCTGAAATACGGACAGAGCGCGTGCATCGCCGTACCGATCTTAATGGAGTGAGTATAGCGAATGTTGTTATAGCAGGACGCTATCGACTCCCATTTAATAAGTTTGAAGACCAATCAGACGGTTCTTCCTCAGTGACGGGCTTAGAGTTTAGGATTGAGGATGCGATAATAACGCTTTCGCAAAAAGCAAAGCACCTGACCCTAGATATCGAAAGCACCTCAGTTCAAATAGATCACGAATTCATTATAAAAATATCCGAAGCTTTAAGTATAGCTATCGGCAGAGAAGCATGGCCTTCATATTATCGGGTTTACAGAGACGGAACGATCTCTTCATTCGTAAATGGTAGACCCGATGTTATCGAGCAGGGAATGGTTAGACCTCTCGTTGACGTTTTCCCCTACAAGACCGCAAAGCTAATAACCTTTTTAAATTGCTATGCCAAAAATCGCGAGAAAGAACATGATCATATAGTTTATTACTGGAGGCGACTTTACTACATATCCAACAAGGTTACGGATGTCGCCGCACTGGTTCTCACTGTGAACATTGAAGGGCTGATAAATAACTACTTCAGAGAAGGCAGAACACCTTCGGATGTTTTGCTGGGCGAAATTAATCTTAGCAAAAAACTTATCAAGCCTTTGAAGCTTCCGAGGAGTACAAATTCCCGATTAAAAAACACATTGGGAGGGATGAAGAAGATTACGTCCCCTAATATTCTTCGAGCTATGGCAGAAGAAGGGCAAATATTAGAGGCCCATGTAAAGAGTTGGAATAACTTAAGACATTCTCTTGCTCACGCCGCCAATATGGAATCTGATGCGGCGACGCTGAGTTTATTTATTGAAGATATAAACAACTGCCTTGATCTGTTCTACCATCTTATAGGGCTAAGCGTTGGATATGACGGCCGCCTCATAAAGGATAGTGATCTATTATCTCCTGCTGAATCAGAGTATTTGGCAGAGCGCCAGCTTGAGCTGTTTTAAGTAATTTCCATAGGAATTAAGAAATGGCTGAAATCAAAGCTTTTATTGAGGCAATTCCAGCGCCATTGTGGGGAATAATCGGGACCGCCTTTGGTGCGCTTCTAACCCTCACAGCTGCACTGATCGTTAACTCTGGCAACAACAAAAGATTAAGGATTCAACTGCGCCACGATGAAAGACAGAAGAATACCGATCGAATGAACGCCATGCGTCGCGAAGTCTACATGGATGCGATAGCAGAGATGATCAAGGTTGCTCGTTATTTGGGAGATCTTCCAAGGATTGACATCTCTGATGGAAATATCTCTTCAGATTTGCAAGATTTCTACGTTGCTGCGGCTAAGCTCTCATTGGTCTCATCTGATGAAACGCAGAAAGCCGTAGATGCTTTAGGTATAGAGTATTCCAAGCTGATATTTGTGCTGATGCAGCGGGTGATGCCTCTACACGCCGCTTCATCTGAGATGAAATTACATGTGAAATACTTCGATGAATTCATGAGTAGCGTTACTAGGGTGACTGCTGATATTACGAATTTTAATGAGGCCGCTCGGACAGAGCAAAATATCTTCGCTGCTTTGGAGCGGTCATTTAACTTTTTCATGTCGCAGGCGAAGATTCAAGAGGAACAGAGGGGGAAGGCACATGATCGCTTTAATGATCTATATGCGGAGTATAACCGGCTACTTATGTCAGATATGGGTCAAATATCAAAATTGCAAGTTGAGGTGCTAATTGCAATACGCAAAGATCTAGGCGTAGCCACGGATGAACAACACTTAAGGATTCGGGCCTTGAATCATTATTCTGAAATTTCCAAATCAGTGGATGATGCTATTGATAACATTCAGTCTCACTGATCCCGATTACTCTAACCTACACCACCAAGATTGTGCGTAAGCACAACCATCGATATACTCGATGCCGCTCAATACGAAGCCAGTCACCGCCATTCCTGCCAAGGTTGCATCAAGCAGAGGTGGTAAGGGATCCGGGTCGAGCGGCATTCCCACCTCTACACGGGCAACGTTGGCTGCCCGACCTAACTCATGACAGACCGTCGAGTTGACCATTACATTGCCCCGGATCGCCGGGTAGCGACGCCGCTCCTTCGGATCCAGCGCAACACCACGTAGGCGCATAGGCGTAACCAGTACGTGCATGGCTTCTCCTACTCGTCAGCGTCGAGGTCAAGTAACGCCTCAACCGCATAAGCCAGTGCCGCGTCCGCTAACTCAAGCAAATCTCCAAGCTCGTCAGCATCAATCACTTGGCCCTGGTGCAGCGCATGTGCTTGCCTGATCAAGGCTCTGTGATGGGCGCCAGGCATTGCGAGCAAAGCAGCCTTATCGCACAACATGCCCTGCCAGTGCGCTATCTCAATAGCTGCCGGCGTTACGGTCTCTGCAGTTACTGTATTCATCGATCACGGCTTCCTTTACTTAATACTGTATATCCAAACAGTATATCGACGCGGTTGTGCCGTCACATCAGCCTGGCGACTGACGGTAATGCCTTCAACGCATCGATGCGGTAGCCCTGGCAGAATCGAGCCGTTCACAAAAAAAGCTGAAAAAGCACTTATCCCCTCCCGCCGACGGGGCGTGTGTAAATTTTTTGTGAAAATGTGGTGGTGCAAAGGAGTGTTCCGCCCACGCGATCTGTAGCGCCTTTGGAGCAATAGTCATTTCATTTTGTGAGATGTTTTGCAAAACGATGCAATGCGGTTGTAAATAAGGTGTTGGCGGTGGTGACTAGGAGTAGACGTGGAAAGCCCCGTGCCATAAGGCTGGACTAGATAAAAATGGTCGTTCGCTGCGTTTTTGAAATCTTCGTCGCGTGTTTGGATGAGCTTTTTTGCTGTGATGTTGATTTGGGAAAAGGCGGCAGCTCCCCGCGCCATTTGGGGTTCAACCCAACTCTTTCATTTCAAAAGCTGACAACGAAATGTGCTTGAAAAGGAACTAGCAATGCTTCAAGACGACAATGGACACCCTCTATTTCTAAAACGTATTTGCTATCACTGTGTTGGCGAAGCGTTTCTCTCGGAAAAGGTTAAGGAAAACGGCCCCTCTGATAAATGCTCATATTGCGGACAGCGTGCAGAGTCTTTGGCAATTGAGGATTTTGCGGACTACATCGAGACCGCGTTCGAAGATCACTACGATCGCACGCTGGAGCATCCGGAGTCCTGGGAGTACGCAATGCTTGCTGACAAGGAGTCGGACTATTGGTGGGAGCGGGAGGGTGAGCCAGTCGTCGATGCGATCCAAGCTGCTGCTAATATACCAAACAAGGCAGCGAAGGACGTACAACACATCCTCGAGGAGCGCCATGAGGATTTTTACAGTGCAGCTGCGGGTGAAGAGACCGCGTTCTCTTCGGATTCCTACTACGGATTAAAAAACACCAGTGATATCGAGTGGCAGCAGCAGTGGATTTATTTCGAACAGACCCTCAAGACTGAGGCGAGATTTTTCAGCCGTCAGGCAAGCGCTCACCTAGACGCGATTTTTGGCAAGATCGATAAACTTACTACGGTGAATGGTCATCCGCTGATAATAAGTGCTGGAGTTGGTCAGGTCATTGATCATCTCTACCGCGCTAGGGTGTTTCAAGCGGACGATGAGCTTTATGAGGCTCTTTGTCGGCCAGATTTACATATCGGCTCACCTCCTTCCCATTACGCTAATGCCGGGCGCATGAACGCCCGGGGAATTTCCGTTTTCTATGGAGCGACCCAAGCAAACGTCGCAATTGCTGAAGTGAGGCCTCCAGTAGGAAGCAAAGTGGCGTTGGCAAAATTCGGCATCATTCGCCCGCTTCAACTCCTTGATCTGACGGCTCTTGAGGAAGTCCAGGACGGTGGAAGCATTTTTGACCCGTCTTTGAAGGGGCGACTTGAGCGCGTTGCTTTTCTTCGCTCCCTCGGGCGCCGCATGACAAAGCCAGTTATGCCGAACGACGAGGCATTCGAGTATCTGCCAACACAGGCTATCGCAGACTTTCTTGCGACAGAGAACGAACCATCTCTGGACGGGATTATTTTTCAGTCTGCTCAGTCAGAGGAGGGGCGCAACGTTGTCCTCTTCCATAAGGCCGCTCGGGTTGAACCGATGCAATTTGCTCCTGGAACAGAAATAAAGGTGCCAAATGGATACACGGGTGATGACGGGGGCTGGGGTCTTGATTACTCCGTTTGGGAAACCTATCCCGAGGAACGTTTGCCAGAACCCAATCCTGCGGAGGACTGGCTGGAATTTCAACCTTCGGCCACACCTCCCAAATGGGACGCTAATATGAGAAGCGCGTCGCTCCGCGTTGACGCCTCTTCGGTGGAGGTTCACCACGTCAATTGGGTGAAATACGATTGCACCGCATTTGAAGTCACACGACATCGCTTTGAGCGGAAGCATTGGGAATAATCACTTCTTGAGCTAATAGGCTACCGAAGGACTCTGTCTCTCTCTCGGAGTGACTGCGACGGAAGGGTGGACGTTTCATGTCCACATTGTGTCCGTTTTCGCTTGTGATTTTTCTGCGACGGAGGGACGAGTGATAGCTGAAGGCGAGGTCAAATTCTCGGTATAGCGGAAGTATCGTAGGGGCACCTAAATACCTCGCTCGTGATAACTCGCGTTATTCTTGGCGCATTCCATTGGTAGGTAATCATGATGGGTTTGGAAGACGCTTCTCAGGTAGATTTGGTGGCGGTGCTTGTGGCCTTGCTGAGCTTGTGGGTCGCCGTGCGTGCATTGAATAGGACGAAAGCCACTGACCTTTTCGCTCTACGTCAAAATGTGCTGTTGAAAGCAGAAGTAGCGCGATCCGCGTGGTACAAGCTCAATCACGAAAATAACTCATTGATTCAACGGGTCCGTCTTTGCTCTTCTATTGGCTCGCCGGAGGCAGCATTGCTGATCGAGTTTCTGAACAGTCAACGCGATCACTTGGATCTGAGTATTCGTGATGCGGTGGCCCTGGCTGAAGATGTTCAGATGAACGTTGATGCTTTCAATGAGAAGAAATGCCGGGACTATCTTCGTCTTATCGAGCCGAGCATTGAGAAGCTGACACGCAATCAGGGCGTGACAGAGAGAAAGGTCAGTGATTTTTTTGAGCGATTGAGTGCAACAACTGCCTAGTCTTCATGGGTGGGCAGGCTTTGACCTGATCGCGCTTGGGAGCTATGAGTTGATATTCGATGAAATTCCGTGGGGCAAAAATGGGGCAAACCGGACGCCGACCAATGCCATTTAATGCCAAATGAACGAATGACCAGGACATGTCAAAAGGCCCTATAGCTCCTAATTCATGGGGCTATAGGGCTTTTTGCGTTCCTACTCCAACACAATCGGGGTGTGGTCTTTCAGAGGTTTTTGCTCCGGAGCTTTGCCAGGCCCTGTTTAATGTGTCCAGCGTTCTCTCCAATAACCCACAAGGCCCCGCGAACGTTGTCTCCGACTTCGGTGAATCCTTGCTGTTCAACATGAAGCGTCAGCTCCATCAGGGCTGCTTCCAGACCGAGCTGATTCTGGTAGATCCTTTCCAGCACATCCGATAACGAATACTCGTCAGCCATAGCATCGACTCCTTTCGAAAAAGGAAAGCATAGTACCGGTAGTACCCTTTATGGGCGGTAGCTGCTGGATGCTTAGAAATTGCTACAAAGCATTGTGTCTTTGAGGACATGGCCAAGCTGGCCGGGGTGCAGGCGAGCGACTACGCCCAATCCATCATGGGTGCAACGCTAAAGCGCCGAGACAGCGTAGGCATTGGTTTTACTGGGCTAAGGCTATGATTCTGTACCATTTTACTCAACGTGTTTTCGGCGTGTTTTTGGGCGTTTTCAGGCGTTTTTCAGGTCTCGGTGGTGCGATGTACCACTTCAAAACCGACGCGTACCACTTTCGATATGGCAGCTATCAGGGCAAGAAAACTGGCGGATGGGTCTGTGAGCTATACCGCTCAGATCCGCATCAAGCGTGATGGGGTGCAAGTCTACCAAGAGAGCCAGACCTTCGCCCGGAAACAGGCGGCACAAGCATGGGTGCGGCGACGTGAAGCAGAGCTGGATCAGCCTGGTGCGATTGAGCGAGCGAAACGCAAGGGCGTCACCGTGCAGGATGTGATCACTCAGTATCTGAATGAAATGGAGAACGTCCGGCCGCTCGGTAAAACAAAGGAAGCCACTCTCAAGGCTATTGCAGCGTCGGAGTTTGGCCAGACCGTTGACTCGGATATCAACAGTCAACGCTTGGTGGATTTTGCACTTTGGCGTATGAGCAAGGAGGGCGGCGGTGTCCAGCCGCAGACAGCCGGCAATGATCTGGCTCACCTTGGGCTGTCCTATCGATTGCACGGCCAGCTTGGGGATATGAGGTCGATGCCCATGCGATGGCAGATGCAAGAAAGGCGTTGAGAAAGTTAGGTTGCAACATGAAAAGCCGCGAGCGAGATCGGCGGCCGACCATGGTAGAGCTGGATAAAGTATTGGAGCACTTCGCGGATATCCTGGAGCGTCGGCCTACTTCGATCAATATGCTCAAAGTAACCGGCTTCGCGCTGTTCTCGACGCGTAGACAAGACGAGATCGCCCGAATGCTCTGGGAGGACGTCGATGAAGAGCGTCAGCAGGTGATGGTAAGGGGCATGAAGAACCCAGGCCAGAAGATTGGTAATGATGTTTGGTGTCAGCTCCCGGGTGAAGCTTGGCGCATTCTGAAGAGCATGCCAAAGGAGCGTCCAGAGATTTTCCCCTACAACTCGTCATCGATCGCCACTGCCTGGGCAAAGGCATGCAAGTTTCTCATGATTGAAGACCTGCATTTCCATGATCTTCGGCACGACGGCGTGAGCCGGTTATTTGAGATGGACTGGGATATCCCGCGGGTGGCCAGAGTTTTCGGGCATCGGGATTGGAATTCATTACGCAGATATACCCATCTGCGCGGGAGGGGAGACCAATATGCGGAGTGGCCGTGGTTAGAGAAAATCATTCAGGCACCTGTGAGGTTGGGCACCTGGGGGAAGCAGTAGTTTTATCTAGTTTGGTGAGGTTTTCGTATTGGTTAATAAAATCGATCTCGCCTGTTCTATTTTGATAAGGTAGTCTACAGTTTTGGTTTAATGCTCATGGTCTGAGCTGATTTGCCGATTGATATAATGGGTTATTGGGTGGCAGAAGTTTATGAAATATATTAAACGAATTTTTGGATCGGTAGAGAACACAAATCATAAAGTTGATATTTCGGTTCGTGGGCAAAACTTGCTTGTTGTTGGTGGTAATGGAGCGGGTAAAACATCTTTTTTAAGGAGCTTGTTTGCAAGGCTGCAGAATAATATTGGTTCAGGGGCGTTATTGCAGTTGGATCAGTTCAAAAAAAATATTGATATTTACATTAATGCTTTGACTACGTCAGATGAAGCGCAAGCGATACAATACAAGCAGGAGATTGCTAACAATCAAAAAAATATTGATGAAATCTTAGGTGAATTATCAATTGAATATGATGACCCTAACGGCTTCATCGAGTTAAGGCGTAAGGGGTTGGCAGTAATTAAGCTATTTGAGGCTGATCGTAAGGCAGCGATAAAAAATGTCACGTTCGCCACAGGGTCGCAAGTTTTGTTAAGTGAGATTGATGTCGGTTCAAATTTGGGTCATAACTTAGAGCAGCACTTAGTAAATCTTCGTGTTCGAGCCGCGCTGGGTGCTCAAAGGTCTGTCGATGTCGGTAGGCTGAAGGAAATTGATGAATGGTTCTCTAGTTTTGAGGAAAAACTAAAGTATTTATTTGAGGATGACACTACGCGACTTTGTTTTAATCCGGATCGTTTAAAGTTTACAATCTTGCAGGAAGGGAAGCCTGAGTACAATTTTCAAAATTTATCCTCTGGATATTTGGCGATATTCGATATATATGCCGATTTGCTTATGAGGGCGGAATACTTGCAGGTTACACCCGCAGAGTTGTATGGTGTAGTCTTAATAGATGAGCTTGACGCGCATCTGCATGTTTCTCTTCAGAGGAAAATTTTCCCATTTTTGTCTCGATCATTTTCAAATATTCAGTTCATTGTTACAACTCATTCGCCATTTGTACTAACATCCGTCGATGATGCTCTGATTTATGATCTCACAACAAATGAGGAGAGCAGCGACCTTTCAATGTATTCTTTTGAAGCGGTTGTTGAAGGGCTGCTAGGGGTGCCTCCGGTTTCAAAAAAACTAGAGGAAACAATTAAGAAACTCGCTGAAGTCACCAGTGCTGACGGGTTTGATATAGGCGAAGCAGAGTCAATTTTAAAGAGAATTTCACCTTATGTTGATTCTCTTGATGACGAATCACTTATGTTCTATCAAATGGCGGTCAATAAGCTAATTAAAATGAGAGCGAGTGGCGTCTAATATGTTTAATGTTATTCGTGGTGATGATGTACCTCCGTCTCTCGCTGAAAGAGTAAGCTGGTCTGGATCAGATGTTATACAAAAGCTTCGCGAGATATTTCATGATAAGTGTTATATATGTGAAACTAAAGAGCCGCTAAGTCTCAATGTGGAGCATTTTGATGCGCATCAAGGCGATATTGAAAAAAATATAAATGGGATAATCTTTTTTATGCCTGTGGCAGATGTAACAATTTAAAAAGGCATCTATTTAATAATTTGATAAATTGTACTGATCCAGGCATTGATGCGCTTCGCTTGATACGCCATGCTCCGCCGCTTACACCTTTCTCTCGATGTGTAGTAATTGAGGCGATGGATGAAGACCCTAAAACAATACGAACTGCAGAGCTAATTAGAAAGGTTTTCAACGAGGATGACACTGGGAATAAAGAAGTGATGGGTGCGTACCTTAGAAAACGTGTATATAAGAAATATGCTAAGTTATTAAGTTATCTTAATGTTTATATAGATGAGGAATCCCTCGATTCTCATAAGGAAGATGCAATCGCTCATATAAAGCAGCTGATGAGCAAGACTCAAGAGTACTCCGCATTTTTACGATGGGCGGTCATGGAGTCACCGGAACTACTGGATGTAGTGCGAGGTTCCATTGATTAAATAGTAGGGGTGTATTGAATTAAACTCTTAAGTGTGAATCGTGCGCATCGAGCTCTTGGGTGTGTGCCATTCAGTTGATTGCATTCTTTGATTGCAGCATCACGCTGTGCCTCTAAATATATTGCTAAGTCATTGAGGTGTATGCCCTTTGCGCGTTTCTGGCTGGGTTCTAACTTGGTAATAGGGATTTATATTTGGCCAGCTAATACCTTTCGTTGGAATATTTCAACTGTGAGGTGAGTGAAATAGCCTTCGCAGACTTGATCGAGAGGAATAATTGCTTGGCCATTATATTGCACGATTAGAAGAAAAAATTTATTCATCGATTTAACTCCGGTCTTTTCCGCTTAGTATTTTTATAAACCGCACTTCAATGGGGTAGATTCAGTTACCCCTGGACGGCAGGGGCTACCGTTGAATCAGGCCGTTAGCCTCGCCGCTTGGATGTCGAGGAAGTCAGCCAGGTCGTGCAGGTAAACCACGCGCTTTGCTCGCGTCGAGTCGTGCAGGCGTTTGACAACCAAGGCGATGCGAAAATGGAGTCCGACGAATTCGAACTGTACATCGACGACCGTGACGGCGCGGTGTTACTGCCTCCACGCGGGGCCAGCATCGAGATCTTCCTGGGCTATGCAGAAAGCAAACTGACCCGCATCGGCCGTTACGTCGTCAATGAGATCGAGCTGTCCGGCCCTCCAGACACCTTGGTGATCACCGGCAAGGCCAGCGACATGCGCGGCAGTGGCAAGACCACCCGCAGTGGCAGTTGGGAAAACGTGCCGTTGTCGCGGATCGTCGCCGACGTCGCCGCTCGCAACGGCTGGCAGGCTGTCTGTCCGGTGCAGACCAAGGTGTCCCGTGTTGATCAGCTCAACGAGTCGGACTTCAATTCATTACACGCCTGGCCAAACAGTACGACTGCACCGCCAAGGTGGCCGACGGCAAGCTGCTGGTGATGCCGCGTCAGGGCGGGGAAAGCGCATCCGGCAAAGTGTTGGGCACGGTGACGATTCAGCGTCGAGATGTCAGCCGCTTCCAATTCAGGCTCGGTGACCGCAACACCCACAAGGCCGTGTCGACCAAACACCAGGACAAGAAGACCGGCAAGCTTGCCGTCGTCACTCTAGACAATGACGCCTCGCCGGACGGCCTGCCACCGGTACATACCGACCGTTATATCTACCCGAACAAATCCGCCGCCGAAGCGGCAGCCCAGGCCCGCCTCACTGCATGCAACCGTTCCACGGCCGGCGTCCGGCTGGAAATGCCGGGGCGTATCGATCTGTTTGCTGAACGCTCGATCAACGCCCAAGGCTTCAAGGTGGGCCTCGATGGCGAGTACCTGGTCGACTCGGTGGAGCAGGTGTTCACCCAAAGCGGCTGGAGCACAGCAAGGCCCCAAAGCCATCGCCTGCGATTCCCCCGACGTATTGGTACAGCGCTTTCAATTTAAACGGTTGAGTTTCAGTCTGTTTAAAGTGTGGTGGTCAGCACGGATTCGGCCCTACACCACCTTGCGCCTCCACCTACACCTAAGACAGAATCCGCCGGCTTGTGCGTCTAGACCGTGGGTTCTATCGTTCTCGGGTCACTGAAAACCAGTGATCGGGTTTGGTAGCCCGAGTGTTAGATGTACAGCGTCACCATCACCGATCGTACTTTCGATCGGGGTCTATGGTGGCCATGTACAGGGCGTCTTTGGGCGCGCCGGCTCCTAACACCCGGTCTACCAACCTGTTCATGGCCGCCACCCTTCGTTTGGTAGCGAAAGAGTGAAGCCTTCACTAAAAGTGTTAGGAGTTTCATCCATGATCAAACCAACCCCAAACCCCCCAGAAACCGACCCCGCATCCCCCTACGAATCCCTCGATTCCCGCAAACTCCACGAAGCCGCCGAGCGCGCCCTCGATCACTACCTCACCCCGGCCAGCCAGATCATGGCCAG